CTATTGATCTGTCAAATTCATCCGGCGTTGAATTGGTATATACTGTTGGATAATAGTTATGAACAGTATCGCCGCCTTTTCCACCGCCTGACATATTAGCACCGATCGCGCCAATGTTTAGCCCTGATCCGGTATCAAAGTCTAATTGTGCTTTGAAATTCGGCAATCGTGTCCGTGATAATATTGCTAATTGTTTTCCGATACCAACAAGTCCTGTTTCAAATGGCGTTGGTGATCCTGGAGTTAGCCAGTCTGGAAGTTTTATTTTTTTAAGCTTATCTGTTAGCCCTGAAACCCATCCGATAACAACTTCAATGGCTGCACTAATACCGGCAAATGCTGGTGTTAGTTTATCACCAAGCCAGCCAGCTACATCTTCAATCACTGGTAATATTTTATCCTTAAACCATTCCCACATTGCTTTCAAGGCTGGTTGTAAGACCTTATCCCAAAAACCAACCAGTGCGGTTATTGCAAGGGTCAATGTTACGGATAACAATTCCCCTAATGCTTCAAACAAGGGAACAAGATTGGTCTTGATCCAATTATAAACATTGGTTATTGCTGGCAATAATGTATTAGTCCAATAATTGGTCAGGGTTTGAATTGCCAGCGGTATGTTAGTTTGTAACCATGTTTTGATAGTTTCGAATACAGGTTGTAAGTTTGCCCATACTGCTTTTAGTTTATCCTGAATACCGCCAAAGTTTGTGGTCCATGCTGCATATAATAAAGCAGCCGCAACGCCAACCGCGACAATAACTGCAATGACCGGAAGAAATGGAGCTATAAGCGTTCCGATAGATATTGCCGTTGTAACCGCAAAGACCCCAACCGCTACACCCATTGCGGCAAGTATGCCGACAACAACCGGCTTATTATCAATAAACCACTGTGCAATTTCTTTGAACTTTTCAATCGCTATTGGAATATATTCAATAACCTTATCGGCGAACCTTCCAATTCCTGCAACAATAGAATCTAATCCAGACTTAAAAGCAGGGTTGCTAAATAAGTCAGAAAACATTCCAGATAACTTTTCCATTACCGGCAATAAGGCCGTTCCGATAGTTGCCTTCATGTCAGCAAAGTTTGCTGAAATAATACGCTGTTGGTTTGCAAGTCCGTCTGATGTTCTGGCAAAGTCTCCTTGCGCTAATGTGGTCTGTTCCATAATTAAGGCGTAAGATGCTTGTGCCTTAGCAGCGGCGGTTAATTCTCCAGACGTGCCAGCCAAAGCATTGTCTAAAATAGACTCAGCTTTTGCGAGAGCGACACTTGCTTCATATGATTCTTTTGAAGTTTTTCCATATTTTCCGGTAGCCTTTTCAGCAGCGATCATTGCCTTGTCGACCTTTATAGTTGCTTCTTTAACCGCAAGTTGATCTACCACCATATTGGTTAACCCCATTGACATAGCTTTTGCTTGTATTTGTGCTTGATTTAAATTGACACCCAATGTTTTAAGTGGTTCTGTTTCACCAGATAGACCAGCCCGTAATTTATCAAGAACCTCTGTCGGATTCATATTATTAAACGATGCTAAGTCACCAGCAAGCTCAACCAAGCCAGTACTCATTCCTGCGCTGGCTTCCTCGGATATTTCCATTGCTCTGAACAAGTTTCCATAAGTAGCAGCAGCCCCTAAGGCTTCATTCTTACTCATACCTAAAGCAGTAGCTGAGTTATTACCCCACTTAATTATTGAGTCTGCCTGTTCACCAAATACAACGGTAGTCTTGGAAAGCGTTTCGTTGAGATCAGATGCCGGCCCAATAGTAGAAGCAACAAAAGCGGTAGCAGCAACACCGGCGGCTAATCCACCAGCGACTAACGCACCGCCAACCATTGAAAGTCCTTTGGTTATGTTTTTTCCAGTTTTACCAGCTGCTGTTTCGGCTTCTCCTAAACCTTTTTTATATTCAGAATCATCTAATCCAAGTTTTACTAATAGACTAGCTAATGTAAATCCCATTTATTCACCTTCCGTCCTTAAGTCATTGCCACTCATTCCAGCCGTAACCATTGCAGCAAAGTTTATCATCTCAACCGGCGTTTGATCCAACCTATCAAACTTTGGAATAAACTCGTCAACTGTATGAGCTTTGTCGCCTTTATTCCTGTTGACGTTTGCCAATATCGTGCTGGTAATAGCAGGTCCGAAATATTGTGTTTCCTGTCCGAACGGCTCAATATTATAATAAGCCATCCACTCAGTCAATTCTTTGCTAGATATGCGTTGTAACAGTTCGCAACGTGTCATACCACCTAAGGCTAGCGTTAATCGGTAGGTGAACCTTCGAAAGGGTCTTGTTTTATTTCCTCTGTAAGTTCCTCGACATCGGCATCCGTAATGCCAGACAAGCGTTGTGCTACTTCAAAAACTCGCTGTAATGCGGCTGCGCTTTTCTGCGATAATGCCTGTACATCGTTCTCGGAAAATAATCTTTTACCTTTTGCGTCACAAATTGTTAGGCTTGCTAATTTTGCTCGAATATTTGTCATGTTTATTTCTTGGCTCTTTGCGCGCATTGAGATCATTGAACTCTCAAATTTATCGCGTTCAGCGCCTGTCATTCCTTTTACATAAACCTCAGCATCCTTGCCCCATTCGGGGACTGATACCAATTGTTTTGTTATGTCGTCCGCTTGCAGAATTTGATCACGTGTTAAGATAGGCATTATTATTCCTTTATTCTAATGTCGGCTGTCCGGTAAGTTTCATTTTCACGGAAGCAGTTAATGAGCCGTCGTGCGGCGCGCTTGGTTCAAAGCCCGTTACAAGTGCGTTAAAAGTCCAGGTTGTACTAGCTGCATCAGGGTACACAATTGAATAAGCGTTTGCTGTTCTTGATACCATGTCATAAGGTAAACCACCCGCTGCATATTTATGCGTTGCGGTTGCCGGATCATAAACAATATCCAAAGTAACTTCACCAGTTCGCAATATCGTGCCGACAACTTCTTCAAACGCGGCGGTTGAATCATGGGTAGTTACGTCTTCGGTATCCAGTGATAATCCTGGACCTGATATGTTGGAAATCTGTACTATTGGGGTTGCACCCTTTTTCAGTATAGTTCCGTATGCTGCATATTTCGTCATTTTATTTTATCCTTTCAAATTATGCTAAAGTGGGTTGCCCCGTTAATTTTAATTTCAGGCTTGCTGTCATTGCCCCGTCATGTGGATCACTCGGCTCAAAGCCTGTTACATCAGCTGCAAATGCCCAGACTGTCGAAGCGCTGTCTGCAAAAATAAGCTGGAAGTTTCTTAATATCCTGTTTTTCAAGGATGCCAAAACTCCAACACCAGCTGCATGAGTAGCGTTAGCAGGATCATAAACCAAATCAATGCTGACCTCACCAGACCTGAGAATAGTTGCGACCACTTCTTCAAACGCTGCGGTTGAATCGTGTGTGGTTACATCTTCAACATCTAAAGATAATCCTGGTCCGCCGATATTTGATACTTGCGCAATCGCTGTGAATACCTCAGCCCCACCACCAGCGGTTGTCGGATCGCTACTTGCATCTTCCGTCAAGCCATCCGAAGTATCATCTGCAAAAGCGATGTTTAAATTAGCGACATCGGCAGTGGCAATCTTTCTTGTCAACACAACAAAAGCACCAGTACCGCTAACATAATACATTGCTGTAATAGCAGACACTGCGTTAAGTGCTGTTATCGCCTTTGCCGCAACCATAGAAGCGGTATCGTTTAGTGCAACCGCAACCGTGACAGCTAATGGACTTCCAGCCATGCCGGTTGATGTTACTGTAAACGTGGCATTGCCGGCGGTTGTTATCGTACCAACTACGGTTGCGGTTTCGACCTGCAAAGTGCCATTACCCATTTTTAGAACCGTACCAAAAGAAGCATATTTACTCATATCATTTATCCTTTCTTATTCCGCATGAGCAATCATATAATCGCTGCGGCTTCTAAACATTTCGTTATTTATATCAAATGTTGCATCCTCGGTATCGACCAAGGACGCCTGAATTGTTACTGCATAAGGTGCGGTTCCAATAGATCCTTTTTTACCGTTCAGGGCTGCCCTTAAAACGTCTGTTATCGCTTTAGCACTTGCAAAAGTTGCCGCCCAAACATCAAACTGTATTCGTGGTGTCGCTAAATCACCACTCGCCCCGCTTGTATCGTGTGTGTGTATTCTTGGAGTACTTATTCTCTGGAATGTAACACACGGATATATAACGGATTGTGGCTTTGTTATGCAATAAACACGCGCCGAAATCAACGAAGACAAACTTGCGTATCCTGTAAGATAACTAATTAAACCCTGTTCTAATGTCGCCATTATCCAAGTATCCCTTTTAGTTGGTCAAGTAAGTTCTGACCGACCGCTTTAATTATGTCTGATTCGTTCTCATCTAATGCTGGCCGGAGATAAGGTCTTGCTGGAATGTGTACCGACTTCGCGAATATTCTGTTGCCAGTTTGTTTATCAATCCATGACAACATTTTAGCTTTTCTTGGTACAATCGTACCGCCAACTTCGTGAATATGACCATACTTAA